CTATACCTCTTTCAACATCTCCTTTAGAGAATCCATCTGTTATACCAAGTATAGAAAGAACTGATGTCTGTTTTATACTACCTCCTGCTTCAAGTTTACCTATTTGAGCAAATACAGATGGTATAGTAGAAAGAACAGCAGTCATATTAGATTGCAGAGTTTGGATAACTGTTGGAGAAAGATTCATATCTTTCCATGCTCTTATACCTTTTGCAAGTAACCACATAGATCCTGCCATTCCTACAAGAGCAGTAAGTTTTCCTGGGAGAAGTACAGCATCTTTAATTCCAAGATCAGAGAATGCCCCAGATACTCCATTTACCATACTTTTAAGAAGATAGCCTATGTTATCCATTGCCATTGGATCTGTATCTGCCACAGAGACAATACTTTCTATTCCTTTTCCAATTACCCAAAGACTGGCACCAATAAGTCCAAAAGCAAGTGCACCAGACATAATAAGTGGAGAAGCATATCCAGCCAGGGCGAACACAGCTCCAACTCCAAATAGGAAGAGTGGGAACTGCCAAAGGAAATCAGTTGGAACATCTGCCCATTTTTCATTAAGGTATCCAAGTGTAAATCCAAAGACAAGGAGTGAGAGTGACATAAGTCCAACAGAAAGTGATCCCTGTAAAATTTGCGAAGAGACAAGACCTGCCAGGGCGAAAATCGCTCCAAAAGTAATAAGTGCAAGTCCTACTCCAAGAAGTCCAGATGCTGTACCCTCTGGCATAGCCTGTATAATTGCAGAACTTAGAACAAGTGAAGCAGAGAAGACAAGTAAGGAGAGTCCCATTACAGCAACAGCAAATGATCCCTGCTTAATTTGAGGAGCAAGAAGTCCTACACCTGCAAAAGCCAGTCCAGAAAGTACCATCATAGAAAGTCCAACTGCTACACCTGAGGCACTCTCTACTATCATTTCTCCTACAAGTGAAAGAATAGCCATACTGCCACCAAAAATAAGCATGGAAAGACTGATCTGTTTAACTACAGAAGCACCTCTTTCTATACTGTTCTCTGGAAGCATTCCAATAAGTGACATAGCACCTGCTGAAAGTAAGAGAAGTCCAAATCCTGTAATAATAGCAGTAGGTGTAACAGGAACATACTCTGAAGCCACAGAAAGTAGCATAAATGTTCCTGTAAGATAAAGAAGTCCAATAGAAAGATCTTTCATAGACTCCTGCATTCCCTGGAACTTTGAATGGTTCTCTATCGATGTAATTGCCATAAGTGAAAGAAGTGGAAGAACTACAGTAGTAGCCATAAGGAGTCCAGGGACAGAAGTTATCATAAGTGGAGCAAGAAGTGTAAGTGTAGCACCAACTTTGAAAAGAGATGAAGTTATAGAACTTACATCTGTAAGGAGTTTTTCTGTCCCTGAGAGATCTTTACTTATATTAGGAAGTGAAGAAAGACTCTTGATTATACTTTCTGCAATAGGTAGAGCAAGTCTACTTGTCATAAGTAGAGGAGTAGCAAGTGTAAGTTTAAATCCAAATCCAAGAAGTGCAGATGATATAGAAGACATAGTTGAAGATACAGAATCTATCTTTGTAATATCTACATCTTTAATTACATCTGTAAGTTTGGAAAGTGTATCGGTTATATTTCCAATTGCAGAAGCATTAGTATCTTTAACCTTGCTCATTGCAGTAAGCATACCTGCTACACTGTCATATGTGGCAGGGTCAAGAGATTCTATTCCATTCTTTTTAGAATTTTTAGCCTTAGAATTTGCACCTATTGTTGAAGAATCTACAGTTTGTGTAGGAGAACTTGATTTACTCTTCTGTTGAAGCATTATAAGTTCTATTCTTCCAATAGAGTCATTTATATCGAGGAGCAATTTTTCTGTCATTATGAAAAATTTTCTGATATGTACTCTTTTAAAAAATGTTACCGAAAGGACAAGGCTTTCGGTAACTAGGGCTAGATTTGAGTGGCAAGGACTCTAGTCTATAATTTCTAAATAAGTGTTTAAGAAAAAAGTTAAAACCAGATAAAATGATAAAGAAATCACTTATCTTTTATTTATCAAGATAACTCTGTATATTCTTGAGTTTACGGATATCTTCCTCAGTAGGACTTGAGTAAAGAAGAATAGTATCCTTTGTATCTGCTTCTATTTTTTGAGCATACAAGTCCTTAGCCTCTTTTGAAATGGAAGAAAGTGGGTCTTTCTTGTCTTCCTTAGAGGTGTTACCTTTTGTATAAACCCAAGATGGAAGTCTACCTGTATAACTTCTTGAAAGAACAGAATGAATAACTTTTGTACCTATGTTATAAGGAACTTGTGAAAGTTGTGAGGCTTCCACAGGATATCTTATAGAGAAAAATTTAAGAAGCATAAAATAATGTTTCTTTTTAATAGAATCTTCTACTTTTGAAAATTTTTCCTTATCAAATATTATATTTCTATATTCAAAGAGATCCATAAACTTAAAACTTTTTAAAATATTAAACATCTTTATAATAGACATTTCCAGTAGAATATTCTCCTATAAGAGCTGTAAGTATAGATGTATAACTTTTATTCTTTGCACTTGATGAAAGTACCTGCTTTATAGTATTTAGGATTGTAGTCTTTATATGAAGTGGATAAACAGATGGACTTAAGTAACAGGCTTTTATATTTCTTTCAAGTCCTTGATTAATCTCCGAAAGTACCTCCATATCAGATGGGTCATCTTTTGTACTTACAGTTTCTACCATACTCTTTGCAAGTGATATTCTATCTACATGGTTTTCTACAATCTTTGAAAGAGATAAAAATTTTCTCTTCTCTTCAAGTAATTGTTCTACTCTCTTCTCTGTAAATCCAAATGTACTCTTTCCACTTTTAGTAGTATAAATATAAGCACTTGGTACATTGTCTGATTTATCCCCAGATAAGATTTTTATAAAAGAAATTTTCTCTGGATCTATAACAGTGTGAGCCATAGAGAAAACAGATAGATTTCCAATTTTATCAAGTGAGAAAATATCGACTGCTGTCTCTGGTATAGGTTTTGGAATATAATGCATCTGATCGAACTGATTATACATTACCACATATTTTGAGAAGTCATCTTCTGCTCTAAGTAGTTGGAAAAGGTCTTTATCCCCAGAAAGGATAAGAGAAGATATTCCCTGTTTATAAAGTAGATGAGAAAGACAGCAACACCAATCATCTCCCTCTATGGTAGAGGCTTTAAGAACTGGTATCCCAGAGTTTTTAAGAACATTTAAAATATCTGAGAAGACATACATGGCACTCTCCATATCAACTTTTGAATGTCTATCTGATCTATTTGCTTTATAATTTTCATTTCCCTCTATGGTAGTTCTCCAACTTGTTCCACCATCTGCACAGAAAATTAGACCTTTAAGATCTGGATATTGTATAATAGTAGAGAGGATAGATGAGAGAATATCTCTTTTGAGTTCTTGTTTGTCCATATCATTTACAGGATATGCAGAACCAGTAGTCTTGGCAAAGAGTATCCTGTAAAAGATATAGTTAAAATCTACAAGTATGTACATATTTTTATTATTTTTAAAGAACAATCATGTCCCTAAGATGTCTGCCTGTTCCCAGGAATTTAAGTTCTACATTCTCAAAAGGTTCAACAGTAGGTATAATATACTCTGCTATAAAATCTTTAACTTTTGGAGATACACCAGGGAGATCTTTAAGTTTTTCATTATTTATACCCTCCATAGTACCATCTATCCAATTTACAAAGTTAAGAGAAATGTAGATTTTGTGAGGAGTTTGATTATATCTGATACATTGAGAAAGTCCAAGTTTAGAGAAAGTAAAAACTCTTCTTGGTAGTTTTGTAAGACTGGTCATTATGGCATCAGTAGGAATCGAAGTACCTGCCTCCCTTTCTACCTGTTCCCAAGTAATCTCCTCTTGATCTGAGTATCCACCTCCAGAATTTGATTCTATTTCTTGGTATGGGAATTTTTCACTTTTCACTTCTTCAAAGTACAGGTGTTCTCCTTTATGTAGGTAAACAGTAAATGTACCATCTTCATTTTCTTTTATATGATCAACAAGTCTATGTTCTTTGAAGTATTCAACTTCTTCTGAGGATACTTGAATTTCATTTTTTGAAAGAACATATTTCTTAGAATTTATTCTTATATTATGTGCACGGCAATTTATAATTACATTTCCGAGTACAGTTACAGGAAGCATACAATCATTAAGTGCAGATACCACAGTTACATTTCTACTGGTTGTATAAGGATAAAACTCTGGAAGTCCAAGTGAAAGTTGGAAGCCTTGTGCTACTGTAAGAAGTCCACTTTGACCCTTAGATAATCTCTGAAGGATTTCTTCTGTTGTATCACATATCATACTTGAAAGTTCTGGAACATCTCTTGCAAGTAAAATATTTCCTCTTCTCATTATCTTTCTTCCAAGTGTAGCTCCAGCCCCTGAGGCTGTTGTCCCAGATGAAATAACAGAATGCTTACTTGTGTCAATTTCTTCACCATCAAAACCTGCAAGTCCTTTTTCATAATTTTTATCAAGTGTAGTTGTTATACCTGCAAGTGGAGAAATACCTATCTTCTCTCTTGGTATACCAGAGTCCTCTATTTCTTTAAGTAAAGATTCAAGATTTATGACAGCACCCTGAGTGATATACATTTTCTCAAATTCCTGATGTCTGTGTGCATTAGAATTTAAGTTTTTATAACAATAAGTGAAAGATGTACCATCTACTTTCTCTCCATCTACAATATGTGATGCTTGGTGCATGAAAGTATTGACAACAAAATCAATGTTTGAAGAGTTTGCAGATATAAATTCTTCAAGTTTTCCTTTCCCAGAACTACCTGCTGACTGGTCAAGAAGTACAGTAATTTTACCTGGAATGAAAAGTTCATTTAATGTGTCCATTTTATAAAATATTTAAAGATTTAAATTTTTGTAAATAATATCACAAATAAAATACAAATGTTCCCACCAAGTGGGATTTGATGGGAACAAAACTAAAAATAAGAATAAAATGACTTTTTCTATTTCTTTCCAGCTACAGCATCTCTGATTGGTTTTGCAGGTAAGTATTTTACTACTGTTGTAGCAGGTACATCGATGATTCTTGTAGGATCATTTGGTGCTTTAATCTTTCTTGCAGATCTTTCCTTAGTAGACCAAGTTCCAAGTTCTGGAAGAGCAATTTTGTCTTTGTTAGTAAGTGCTTTAGTAAGCACATTTCCAAATGATGCTATAACAGAAGCAACATCTTTCTTTGTAAAGCCAGTTTCAGTAGCAACTTGGCTGATTACTTCATCTTTTGTCATGAGTTTTAAAATTTTGAATTAAATTAATAAATTTTTTATCTTTGTAAGAATGTTATAAATTTGTATGTGTATTAGTTTCCCATGTAATCTATGGTAGTCCCAAAAACATGAGATATCTTCTTTGCAATTACATTTTTATTCTCTTCTTCTTTATCTTTCTCTCTTATCTTTAAAACGAAAACAGTAACAGGAAGTTTTACATCCATAGGGTTATAAAGTTCTATGGGATATGAAATGTCTTTACCCTGAAGAAGTACCATAGGAGATGCCTCAAAGAAATAAGAAGAGATGGAGTATGTAATCTTTTCAGAAGTAGAAGAAAGAACATTTGCTCTTATATCTCCAGAGATTGATAGACATAAAAGTTCAAGTTTTGGAGTTTTTCCAAGTGATTCAAGTTCAGAAAGTCCAGGAACTTCTGTGTCCAAGATTTTTATAATCTCTCTTAAAACTTCTGTATCTCCCTCTCTCTGTAAAGCCTTTATATCTGAGTAATAACCAACAAGATATTCTCTTGTTTCTTCTTCTGGAAGTAAGTAATCCTGAATACCATTAATTTTTGAAATCTTATCTTTTACAGAAGAAGATGTATAGAGAAGTTGGAGTCCTGAAAGGTTAAATTCAAATATTCTGTTTTTGTAAGAATGTTTGATTTTGCTTTCTATCTTCACAAGTCCCTTACCTACTTTCTTTCCTATAATATCAAACATACCAATTTCCTCTTCTATGGTAGAATCTTCATTGTTTTTATGAGCAAGTGTAAGTTGCAAGGTTACTTTTGGAAAATCTGAAAGTATATTTGTTACAGATACAAGTTTAAGGAAGTAAGATATCTCATTTGACTTTGAGGAACAAGGATATTCAATTTTTGGAGTTTTATACCTCCAATACACAGACATTCCAGTAGGAACTTGAATAACTTGAATATTTCCTGTATCACAAAGTGAAAGTGTTTTATATTCCCCGGGACCCAGAGACAGTGTAGATGTTCCACCTGATATATCTGTACCCTCTGGAAGAGATAAAAGACTCTGGCAGAGTGGTATGTTTATAGCAGGTGTTCCAAAAAGACATGTTCCATTCTGAAATCCTACTTGCAAAGATTTTTTATCTTCATCACATCCAGAACAACATTTGTCTAGATTTGTATTGGTGCTTATTATCATAATTTCAAAAAGTTTAAAATTTAAGTATTTAATAATCAAATTTTTATAAAAATGATATTATTCTCATATTAAATATGTTTTAAAATTAAAAATTTTATAAAAATGAGAATCATTTACAAAACACTTTACAGTATTATACCTACATTTGTAGAGGTATACAATCTATTTCAAATTAAAAAATCATTCAGGGCAATAGTAGAGAATGATGTAATTCAAAAGAGATATAGAATACCAGAAGTAGAAGATAAGAATATTAAAGTAAATTTCTGGGGTACTCTTTACCTCTGTATTCTTTTACCTATTGGAGTAAGAAGTGTACCAGAAGATAGCCTTTCGAGAGAACTTGAAGATCTAAATTATGTTCTTTATGGCAGTGGAATGCATGGACTTATAGAAATGTCATATGATGTATATTTTAATTCTTCGTATGATGTCTACTATGTAAAATACAGCCCAATCTTTAAATGGTCAAGTGCACTAAAAACACTTGGGACACTTGGATCTTTAATTTTGGTATGGATATATAAAACTGATATTACAGAAGTACTTAGTATCTTATGGAAATAATAAAAAATAAAAATCTTGTTACTAATTTACATACAGTAACTGGAAAATTTTCTACCTGTGATATTTCGCAGGTAGAAATTGTAAAAGAGAGTATAACTGGAGTAACTCCCAGAGTTGGATACAAAAAGTACTACTCTTGGAGTAAAGATGATAAAAATTATTCTCCAAGAGTTAAAATGTCTGGGAGTAAATTCCTTGAAATTCCTACAGGTACTAAAGTTTGGGTAATACTTGAGTATGAAATGCAGAATCCTTACTTTGTAGATGAACAGATTTTTATTCATGAAATAATTATTGAAGATAAAGGAGAAAAGAAAATAAATCCTGTTGGATTTGTAAAATCTGAAAACTTAAATGAAAAAGTTACAAATGCTGTAAAGGAAACACAGAGTAAACTAAATTCTTGGATACAAAATACTTTAAGTACTCCTGTGACATATTTTAAAATATCTGGGATAGACACTTCAAGAGATGTAATTCTAAACGAATTTGGAATTTATGAGGGTAGTGAGGGAGTTTGTCTTGGTGTTCATATTAAAGACAATATAATTCCTACGGAGAAGCCAGAATATAAAGAATGGGGACTGGATTGGGAAAGTTTTGAAATAGAAATAAGTGTAAAAACATTCTCAGATGTCTATGGTAAAGGTGTAACACCTACTGTTGGAGATTTTCTCTATATAAAAAGCGTAAACAGAATGTATTCTGTACTTTCATTCTTTACAGAAAGAGATGTAGCAGGAGAGCCAACTTCTTATACACTTAAACTTTCTACTTATGAGGGTAAAAAATCTATTATAAATGAACCAAGTGTAACAGAGACTCTTGAAAATGTTCTCATAAGTACAGAGGAGATCTTCTCTAAAGAGATAGAAGATGAATTCTTGGACTCAAGAGGTACAACAGATGATCATGCCTTTACTCTAACTACCGATTCTCAGAGAAGTATACTTTCTGATAAGGTAATTATAAAAGATAAAACACTTATGAACTCTGGAACTCGAATGTTTAATCACTTTTATGAAATGAAAGAAATGTCATTTGGAGAAGTTCTTGTGATGTATAAAAATGAAATAAGTCTATCAAAAGATGATGGTATATCCATAAGTGCTACTTTAAGATTTGAAGAAGAACTTTTGGAAGTGAAAGCAAAAAATGGAATTATAGAATCTAGTCCTCATAGACTTCTTGGTATAGGTACAAAACTTTCTGATGGTAGTTTTGTTACAAAAGAAGAAGATGGAAAATATTTTACAAATGGTAATTTTACTGGAATGTTTCATACTTTACCTACCTTAAATTTAGGTACTATTGGAGAAATCTTAAATATTCAAATAAGTGGTAAAGTTTTTGAAATACTTGACAGCAATTTTAATGTTCTTTACTCTATAGACATCGGTCTTCTACCTAAAACTTGGTATACTGTGGTAGTTAATTTCAGTAATCAACATAGATTCTTGGGTCTTTATGTTTGGGAAAGAAATAAGAAACTTCCTGTGTTCGAAAAAGAAATACCACTTAGAGATGAAATTATACTTAAAGATGAAACAATGTACATTACAGCAGGAGTAGGACAGCTTACAAATATAAGAGTTCTTAGTAAGAGCATACCTGTAAAACATCAAAGAAGTTATTTCATGTCAGATAAAGTACCGCAGGTAAGCACTGTAATAATAGAAGATAATGCTAGACCTCTTTATAATAGTAGAAAATATGATGAGGGAGTACTGAGAAGAGATATCCCAGATGGCACACCTCTTTAAAGAAATATAAAAGTTCTTATTAAAAGTTAGACATCTCATACTCTGGGGTGTCTAATTCTTTTTTAAATAGGTAAATAAAACTACATTAATTTTTAAAAATCTAAAAATATGAGCGAATACACTAAGGTAGGAGATTATACGGCAACTCAACTTTTAAATAAAGTAAAGGGTCTGTCAAGTTTTAAAGGGATTCCAACTGGATATTGGATTCTTGGTATCCGTAGTCAGGAGGATACTTATGATGTGTTTGATGATAAGTTTTATATCTTTAAAGGAGAAACACTTATAGATACCCTTACTGGAACTACAAATCCAGGAAGTTATGGTCTTATGAATTTCTCTCTTTGGAATAAGAAAGGAGTAGCAGTTGTAAAAAATGATGAATGGTACTACGGAGTATGGTCAAGAGGTTTACATAAAGGTAAAAGTCCAGCACTTAAACAAACTGGTGGATTTAAGATTATCAGAGATGGTAATAAGAATAAGAAAAGTGGAGACTCTGGAGAACCTGCTTGGGAATATGGAATTGGTATAAATTTCCACACTAATACACACAATTATTCAAGTAGAGTTTGGAATTGGATAGTAGGTGGTTGGAGTACAGGTTGTCAAGTTACCAATGATGTAGGAAAATTTGTTAAATTCCTTGATTATACAAAAGGTCAAAATCTTTTCACATATTGTTTAATTTCTGAGTTTTAACAGGTTAAAAAGTAAAAGTATGATACAACTACCAGAAGGATTTAAGGGTTGGGGTACTGCTGTAGGTAGAGTACTTATTACGGTAGCAGTAATCCTCGTAGTGAACTGGATTACAACAAGACACAGTAATCCAGGTGCACTTGTTCAAGTTCCTACAACCACTACTGCTGATAAAGTAGTGGAAAGTAGAATAGTGGAAAGTAGAGACAGTTTAAGAATACTTGATCAAAAACTTCCAGTAATGAAATATGAGATTGTTATTAAAGAAAGACAAATTGAAGATATTAACGCAAAAATCCAAAGGCATTATGATCAAAAAATTAGCACTGTTAATGATATTGATGGTAGGAAAGCAGACTCTATCATCGCAAACGCAAAATTCATACCCGAGTGGTAGTATCATTCTTGATAGAAATAAGAAGATAGAAATTGCAAAGATTATCACAAATGAAAGACTCCTAAGAGGAGAAGTAAAACTTCTGAAAAGTAAAATTACTGAACTTGAAGATGTGGTAAAAGGTAAAAATAAAGTTATTACAACTCTTGAAGATAAAGCAAGTACTCTTGAAAAGATGAATAAAGATCATGAAGTGCTTGAAAGTATTCTTAAAGATAAAGTAAAGAGTACAGAAGACAATGTAAAAGCCTCCCAAAAAGCATCATCAAATGGACTGTACCTATGGAGTACACTTGGTAGCAGTATAATTACAGACACAGATGGTAGAAAAACAGGAGGTATAGGTCTTGGTATTGTTAAGTATAATGCACTTCTTGGAGTAGGTGTAAATCCACTTAATCCAAAACTTGAAGTTGTAGTAACTTTAGGAGTTAAACTTTTTAAACTCTAATAGATAAGAGTAAGTCTCATTTTTGATTAAATTCATAAACAGAAGCCTGTCAAAGTTTTAAATCTTGACAGGCTTCACTGTTTACTAAAATAATCTATAAAATGAAAAATACCTTTACTTTTTATCTTTTATCTTTCTAAGAACTGCTTCTCTTATACTATAAGCAAGTGATTGAGCATCAGTCATTGTTGTTTTACAAACTTTACTACCAAGATTTGTACCAAGTTCAATTTCTCCATTCTGTACAAATGTAGTAGGTGGAGCAGTTGTCATATTTGGTGTACGAACAGGTTTACTTTGGGAAACATTACCTCTGAGTTTACTTCTACCTGGATCAATCTTCTGTATTTTAGAATTTAGTTCCTGCATACTCTTATTTGGAAGATTCGAGTTTCCTCCCAAAGTATCATCTTTTTCTATTACCTTAGAAAGTCCCTGTGCTATTACTCTACTGTTCATATAAAGGGTTTCCGAAGTAGGAATATAAAGAATATCCCCTGCTGTTATAGAAAATGGATCAGAAAGTGAATTATACTCACAAATAATATCAAACTTTGATTGATCTCCAAAAATAGCAAGTGCAAGAAGATCTGGTCTTCCACTGAATTCCTCTGTGACAAGAATAGGAGAACTCATAATAGTTGTATCATCTTTATCAACTATCATATCTCTATATGCAAAATCTACAAATGTACCATCTGGGGTATCTATATTTTTTAGATTTCTTTCAAAAAATGAGGGTTCTATTATTGGAAGTTCCATTCTCTTTTTAGATAAAAGTGACTTTATATATCTGTATAAAAAGAAGAGCAGATCTCATGGGTAATCTGCTCTCCAAAAATGAATCACAACAAAAACATCACAATTATATTAATCTTCGACAGAAGAGGCATCATTAAAGCCATCTTCTATGAGTTTTGGACTTTCAATATTTACTTGAGTCTTAATTTTCTTCTGTGTACCTCCTCTTGTCTTCTTGAGTATTGTACTTAGAATATCTGTGGCTATCTTATCTATATTTCTTTCTATATTAGATTTTATAATAGAAAGGAAAGCACTTTCACATTCATCAGGGTCAAGTGTATCCCTGAGAGTAGTAAGCAGGGAAACAGGGGCTATTTCTATTTCTGTTGAAACATTTACATTTGTAATCTCTTTATTTGCTTTATTTAAGATAGCAATAATAGGAGATTGTGTCTCTTGTATAGTAGGAGTATTTTCTACTTCTTTCACTTCTTCAACAGGTGTCCCATTTACCTGCAAAGCATCTGCATATGCTATTGTAGGTTCAGTATTTTGTTCACTTTCTGTATGTTTAATTACAGTAGGTAGAATAGGTACACCATTAGAGTCTATACCGAGATTTATACCAAAATCTTCAAAAGAATTGTCATTTTCTTCTTCAAAAGAACCATCTATATCATAATCATAATCAACCATTGTCTTAAAATTTTATAAATAGTAACAATTTGAGTAAATGTTAGTTTTTAATTAATATACTTTACCTAAACTTACTACACCATAATTATAAGTACCACCTGCTTCTCTCTTTGGAGCAGTAGTTGATCTTTTTGCAGAATTTCCACCTCTGTTGATATTATCTTTACCTGCCACAGGATTGGCATTTGAAGAAGTTGCAGAAGTATGATTAATGATATCCATAAATCCATGTGGAGGGTTATATGCTCTACCACCACCATCTATGAACATACTTTCAAGTTCTGCTTTATCTCTTGGTCTACCACTTTTAAGTTTAACTGTATATTTAAGTTCAGTAGGGAAATCATCCATACCAAGTTCATCTCCAAGTTCAATAGAAAATTCTTCTACAATAAGATTTCCAATTCTGGCAATAGGGTGTAGAGGATTTCCAATAGTTAGGTGCCACTCTCCAGTAGGAAGTCCAGAAAGTAAGGAATGGATAGCAATCTGCTTTGGTCTACTGTTATAAGTAGAGGCTTCTATCATCGCTCCACCTACTCCAGAAATTACACCTTTGAGAGCAGAAAAATCTCCAGATAGGAGTCCATTGATGACATTCATAAAAGTATCTGCAACAATACCGAATGCATTTTTAATACTGCTCATTGTAGCATCAAAGTATCCTTTGTAATCTCCAGAGAACATAGCCTGTCTGGCTTTATCTCCACCCATAAATCCAAATTGTGGTTTGTGTCCACCAAAGAATCTATTTGCACCTCCCCAGAACTTAGCATTTTGGAAAGACAGAGCAAGTAAGTTGAAGATTAAGTCAAGCATTGCTATTCTTGGATTTATACCATCATATGTTCTAAGTTTATATTCAAATGTAAGAGTAGCCGAGTACTCGGCTCCAATTCCTGTACCTCTGACATTTACTTTATTAATGACATTTACTGGACCCAGTTGATGATTGGTATAATCAAATCCAGATCCTTGCTTTTGAGCATCCGAAGAAGCATTACTTCTACCTCCAAGATCTCCTCCAGAATTTCCATTAAGAAGTGCTACACCTTTTGCAATTGGAGATGGTATAAAATTACCCAAGAAATCAGATTCTATTCCCGGATTACTTGGGAGATCGTGATCATGTACTTTTGCTGTAATTTCTTCCCAAGATATTTGTCCAGTTACAGGAAGAATTTCTTTAAGTAAATTGTCTGTACCTTCTCCAAAGTAAGTGACAGCCTGTGCAACAGGAGGTATAGAATCTACACCCATATCTCCAATTGGAAATACAAGATCATCATATGTGGCAAATGGATATCTACGGAGAGTAACCATTCTATTGATAGGTGCTATTTTGTGATATTTACAGAACAAGAAGTCATATGCAGAATATGGTTCTTGTGGATTGTTATCTCCATATTCAAGAAGTTTAGCAAATGTAACTTGTCTGGCTTCCTTACTATAAATTCCATCTTCTCCAAGTTGAAAGTCTTCTGCATGATTTTCTCCATCACTGGCAGGGTGGACAAGGATAGCATAAGAATTAAATCTGGATTTTACACCATATTGAGTTTTAAAGTTGTGTCCAGCACTATCTCTGGATAAGTTGTCTACTTTATGCTTCTGTGAATATCCCTCACTACCTACTTCATGTCTTCCCTGTATAGAACTTCTACGGACAGTGGCTCTTGAAAATTGTTGATCTTTACCAAGTCCAACAGAAGATGTCTGCCTGTATGTAGAATGAATAGTATTTTTATCAGTAGGATCAGATACTGTTTGTCCACCTACTTTTGGAGTCTTTCCTTGAAAAGTACCAGCATAAACTTTTGTAGGTCTCTTTCCATTATTATATTTGGCAAGTGCAGTATCAAGATCTCTTTGTATAACTCCTTTACCTCCTACACTTTCATGAAGTTCAAGTTTTCCAGTATTTGGATTTTTAACAACTACAGCAACATGGTCTATTCCATATTTTCTACCTTTATCAAATCCTCTGGGTCCAGTATCGAAGAATACCATATCTCCCTCTTTAAGACCACTGGATGCTCCAGAGAGTCCTGTTATATCTCTTGCTGTACCATTGTTAACTGCTTTAGCATAGAGTCCCTCACTGGTATCTCTGGGAACACCAACAACAGCACTGGCAAAGCGTGAACAATCCACATGTCTTGCACTATCATTATTAAGTGATGGATTCATTGAATATTTAAATCCAGCAAATGATTTTGCTTTTGAATACAGGTCATCTGACATATTTTCCTAAATTTTGGGATATGTACTCTTTTGGAAATGTAAATATATCAACTATCATATATAAGAGCATGAAAATAGTTACGGTAATTTCTGACCCTACAGTAGAACTTGAAAAACTTACAGTTCCAGATACAGACTTCTCAACAGGTACTCCTGTAAAAACAGAAGATTTGGATACTCTTAAATATGGATACACATCTCCACTTATTAAAATACTTGGATATATTGTACCAAATATTTCATATTTTAAAGTAGTAAGTGGTGTAGATTTCTTACCAAATCTAACACTTACATTTACTGATTTAAGTTCTGAATTTAGAAATAAGTATTTTCCAAAAGATGGAGATCTACTTTCACTCTATATAAGAAGTAAAAATCCAGATTTTAAACATATAAGAGGAGACTATAATATACTTACTGTAAAAGAATATGGAAGTCAAATTACTATTACAGCAGAACTTAGAGTAGAGGGTATTCATATTCCTACTTTAAAAAGTTATAAGGAAATGTCCTCTTTTGGAGTTTTTAAAGAAGTGGCAAAAGAACTTGGACTTGGAGTAAGTAGCAACATAGAGGGAGATACACAGGATAAGATGACTTGGATCTGTCCACTTAAATCTCCTTATGATTTTCTATCTACGGATGTTCAAGAACATGCATACTTGGGAGAAGATAAGTATTTTACATCATCTGTAGATCTTCATTACTTCTTAAATTTTATAGAACCATCAAGTATACATTCTGATCTTACTGTAAAAGAAATGAGAAAAATTACAAATATACTTCAGACAGAAGATCATCACTTTGGTAATGGAGGAAAAGAAGATGAGGGTGTACTTGAAGAATTTTTCTTGTCCAATCATTCATATCTTCTTGGAACAAATAAAAGAATAGTAGAAGTAAATCTTCTAAATTCTTCAAGTTCTATAAGTACATCAATAGGACATAGACAGGTAATTCTTTATTATGATAAGAAAGAGAAGAAAATGAAAGAATTCTTCCATGAAACTATAACTTCAAAAGATGAGAATGCTATTATTCTAAAAGGTAGAAAAGAAGATGATCATACAAAGAATATAAGATACCTAAATAAGTGGCTTCAATCAGAGAATGTACACGCAAATTATAATTTCTCTGAACTTGGTAATAGAAGTAATAACAGAGAAAATGGAAAGATTACTTTAAGGGTTGTACTTTCAGGAATCTGTACAGAAGTAAATCTTTATCAACTTGTACCTATTCTTTTGTTCAATGATGGAGATTCTATACTGAACTATGGAGATGATGCTTTAAAAGGAAATGGATATTCTCAGGAGAGTATAAATACACTTTATTCTGGAAATTATATGATATCTGGACTTGGATATGAGTACAATCCATCAGAAAGACCTGGAATTCATACTATACTTATGTGTGTAAAAAGGGAATTTATAAAAATTGCCCAAGATGAAAAATCTGGGCAATCTCCTAAAAAATAAGCACAAATGATGATTAAAATAAGTAATAAGGATTTTCTTTTAAATAAAATTCTCCATTTGAGTAAGGAATACTAGCATTTCTGCTGTAATGTCATTTCTTTCAAGAAGTTTGGAAATATCAAGAGTAGCAAGTTCGGTAGGGATAACTTCTTGTGAAATCTTTCCAAATTCTTCATTACTTCTCTGGATAAGGTCATCAACTGATTGTTCTTCTGTAGAAAGTTTCTTTTTAAGATTATCAAGTTGCATTGTATAAGACTCTGGATTCTTAATTTTTGGCATCCCATTAGCATCTCTTTGAGGTTGTCCATCTGCTCCAAGAACTAAATGATCATTGTAAATCTTTGAACTTTCTACTTTAAAAGTTTCAAGAACAGGAGAAGAAAGAATCTCATTTGAGTTTATCTTCTCTTGGTACTGTCTAAGAACTTCAATAAGTTTGTCTGTGTTATATCTTGAAAGAAGTGCAAGTTCTGTAACTGGAATATCATGCAAATTCTTATACATTTCAAGAAGTTGATTGTAATGCATATATGATTTCTCAACTGTCTTGAAATCAAAATACTTAGAAATGAATTCTTTATCCGAAAGTTTTTGTGTATTAATTACCATATTATTTTTGTTTATATTATTAAAAGATTAAAGATTAAAATTCCATTATTGCTTCTCTATTTAAAACCTGGACATTTGGTTCTTTACAAATAGATTTAAGTTTCATAGCACGAATACCTCTGTTATACTCTTTGAATGGTTTAGGAAGTACAATTTCTCTACTTTCATTGGTTTCTGTGTTATAA